TTTTTTTTTTCAAGCAGAAGACGGCATACGAGATCATGCCTAGTCTCGTGGGCTCGGAGATGTGTATAAGAGACAGATGATATGGTTGGTGTTGGACTTTGGATTGATTTAAATACATTTTGGGTTGCAGGGTGTGGATGTTGTAGGAAAATGAGACAAAAAAAAATAAATATGATTGCACAGTCCGATCGTTCATATTCACCGATTTGTTTAAAGTTGTTCCGGATTCATTCCATGGAAAGTTTTGGAGGCTGGGGCAGTATAGGGGCAGTCGTAATACTGAAAAACTACCCCTATTACTATACGAGGTTTAATGATTTCAAGTGCTTAGAACTGCCCATCAAACGGCGGATTTGACGGAATACATAAAAGGCTACTGAAATCATTATAGATTTTGATTCTACTCGATTCCTGGAGTCGCATAGGGGCAGTTTAAGATCTTATCCGTCCACAATTTTTACAACCCTTTTAATAATATTTTTCGCAACATCCAAAGATGAATCAAAAAATTCCCTACTCTCCTCAACCCTACTATAATTTAATAATTTATGGACCATTTTCTCGGCCATAAAACAATCTTTAACTTTTTTAGAATATTCTATTTTAAATGGCGTTGGCGAACCTGTAGAAAGATCTTGTTTTCTTTTTTTAATAGAATTTTGAGAAACACCGATTTTTAAATAATTATGACCTGAATTAGACATAATATATATGCGCCCTTCCCTTTTTCTATTCTTAACAGACCTATATGGCACTGGTTGTTTAAACTTTCCAATTGAAACAAATCTCTCTTCGATGCCTTTTGCTATCTCAAATGCCAGCTTCTTATCTTTGCCTATTTTCTTTGTTTTTTTTAGTCCATTGCAAAAAATAAACACCCACCATTCACCAGAGCCTTTCTCCTTTTCTTTAACTACAACGCCCATCTTCGGTCTCCTCTAATGAAATATCGCCTGGTAAATTATCAAGCTCGTCAACCTCGTTTTTAAACTTTCCTGGCATCCAGTGGCCATAGATATCGTATGTAATCTTAATAGAACTATGACCCAGTTGATAACTCACATCTCCAATATTATGGCCGCGCAATAGCCGGATCGTGGCGTATGTATGCCGTAAGTCATGGATCCGTATTCGCGGCAGGCCTGCACCATACAGGCATCGATTCAACGCATTCTTGTATGTTTCACGGTCCAGAATATTACCTTTGCGATTAGCGAAGATATATTCTGGGAATTGATAACCGCCTTTGAGGGCAGCTTTTTTCTGTGTGGTTTGATGGGTCTTTAACGTCCTGGCCAGGTGAGGGGTGATGTCCACGCGGCGGGTCCTGTGGTTTTTGGGAGTGGTGATCCGACCCTTGCGATAACTCTGGTTAATATCCAGGATTCGTGCGCCAGTATCGAAATCATTCCAAGTTATGGCCTGCAGCTCTCCAATACGGATCCCGGTGCGTATTGAGCAAAGCAAGTGCGGGTAATAATACCCATCCATAAAGACCTTGGCCTGGTTCATGAGCTGATCCGCCTGGTGATCGGTCAGAGGCTGAACCGTGCTTTGTGATTTTCGGTTCTTAATGATCAAGTTATGCAGCGGGTTAAATTCGATCCATTCTTCATCCAGAGCCAGACATAACACGCCCTGGATCGGGGCACGGATCAACGCCACGGTGTTAGGGGACATGCCGCCTTTGATCAGGTCGTTGAAAAATGCCTTTATTTTTTTACGGGCAAGGATGTTGATCGGCGTTTTGCCGAGCTTGGGAAAAATGTGCTTTTCCAGGTTGAAGACATACGTCTCCCTGGTGGATTCCCGCCAGTTCTGTGGCTCGGCCAACCAGAGGCGGGCGGCTTCCTTGAATGTGGGGACCGGGTCTTTTTTTTGGGCCATGAATCCAAAATCTTGCAATGCCAAACGCGCACGGATTTTTTTGGCCACGGCTTGGGCCAGATCTTGACCTCCGATCTTTTTAGTTTTCTTCCGGCCGTTATGGTGGACATATATCCACCATTCTCCGGAGTCCTTTACTTTCTCTTTAACAATGACACCCATACGATACCTCCTTTGCTGTGGGTTTAATTTGGGTGTCACTATGCCATATCCTTTGTTATTGAATCAACCAAATTATCGACCTGGCTCTTGTCGTCCCGGAATTTGGACAAAAAAGCGTCCAGATCCTTTTGTTTGATTAGCACCAGGCGCCTGGATGGCCGATAACAGATCAATCCCTGCTTGATCCAGTCCCGGACCGTGCGCTCACACACGCCGATATCCTTCGATAGTTTGTTTAATCGTATATATCCGGTATCACTCATAAAAACCGACTCTCTCAAAGGCCGCATGTTGGACGATCTCATCTTGGTCAATGGTTATATGTGCATGTTTTGACCGGTATTTTCGGGAAACTCCCTTGCTATCCAGTTGTTTTTTGTTTTATCGAAAAACGGTATCCCTGCTTCATAGCATTGGTCGTATAGTGATTCAATCAATTCAGGCTTACATTCTCTTTTGCCAGGACCGGTTTCGGGACCAGCGATGACCCAATCAGGCCACTTAAAACGCCTGCCATTACAATAAGGGCAAGGCCAAACAATTTGAGGATTTAAACTGTTGCATTGAGGGCATGGATAAGATTCTATTTCAATCGCCTCTAATAACGGTTCAAACGATACAAAATGCTTTGATGCTGGAATATCTAAAAAGAAACACCGTTCATCCCATCGTTTTTGGTTTTCGGCTGTTACGCCAAGCCATAGATTTGGTATTCCTTTGATACAATTTGGGCTAATTCTGCGTTTTAAAAAATATGCCATACAATCAGGCCGTTTTGTCAAAATCATATAGGTATGTTGTGGGTAATCCCGCATGGCATAAAAAACCATGGCGATTGATCCATTTCGCACATTTTCGTGGAACAAATCGCCCATTGATACCACAAAGACTTTTTTTGGTTTTTTAGGGAGTGAATGAAACTGTTCCAGATCACCGGCTATTTTCCCGGTCCAACCATTGCGATCCACAACGTCTTGATACTTTGGAATGCCCATACATTTTAACCGCCATGCCATTTTCTCAGCATAGCAATTTTGACACCCCTCGCTGATCTTTGAACATCCCACTATCGGGTTAATAGTTTCGTCACACCACTCAATTTTTGTCGGCATTTGGTTTTTACAGTTCCATGTTTAGGCCGCGTTCGTGGAGCTGTTTGAAAATATAAAGGGCCTGGTTTTCGATGGTACGGATCTCCTGGGCGGCCAGGGCCTGGAGGTCGTCGTAAATTTCGGGCAAATCGGTAAAGTCCAGCCGTAATGCCAATTGTGCCGGGTCAGGTGTTTTTTTGACTTCCTCGGGTTTTGCCGGGGCGGGGGTTTTGGGTTTTTTCCGTCTTGTCTGAGCTCCCGACGGGTACATTGGCTGAATTCCGGCGATCTTCATCCGGACGCTGACCGAATGATTTGAAATGTTCAAATATTTACCGATTTGCGTCTGATTCAGTTTTCCAAAATCTCCGGAGGCCAGGCTTTTAATGATCCGGTCCCGGGTTTCATGAAATAGCTGTAGCGCCTGTTTATCATTAATTTCTTTTGCATTGGCGCGGATCTGCTCGATGGTCATGCCGGCGTCTTGGCACATGGTCTTGATATGATCCTCGATTGGATTGATGATCGATGATTGTTGATTGTCGATTGATTTATGATCTTCCATTTGTTCAAGCTCGTTTAATGTTTTTAGATTGTCATCAACGCTTTGTTTGCGATCATGCCCGTCGCCGCCTTCCAAAGTGGCACAGGTGGATTCACTGGGGTTGGTGCCGATGGCGTTCACGTAGGCGATGCGGTCTTCGCAATTGGTGCACTCGCATACGTTTTTGTTTCCGCCTGCAAGATGGTGATTACACTCACGGCAGGGATTTTTCAACGGGGCGTTCATAAAGCCTCTTATATCGTTTAGCCAACCAATCCGGGATAAAAACCCGGTCCCCGAATCGCTCGGCCTCTTTTAAGGGCAGCCACAGTTCGTCCCCCGTGTCCGCCATGATCACCTTGACCCGCTTGTCCGTGATTTCTATCACCCGGGATATGCGGATTGCGGTTTTCATTTTTCCGCCTGCACGTCCTCGATGTCGGGCATATGATGTTTATAAAACTTACTGAACATGCTTTCTGGCTTACATTCGATATTGATCGCCCAATGCAAAAGAAAAACACCAAGAGCGATATGCCAATCAAAATAAAACAAAATCACATATCCAACTAACTGAAAAAAAATAGCTAAAATTCTACTTTGCATCATAAACCTTCTAAAATAGTGCCCCGGTTCAGAGGCTCCGGCAGAAACGGAGCCTTTACTTTACCCGTCCGGGGTGGCCGGGTCATGAAGGAGGTCTGTACGGCCCGTCATTTCCGCCACGGGCACGGCGGTGTGCGATATTTGCGAAAACTGTGACCAGGCCCAGCATTAGAACGCCGGCCAGGTTGATCCAGGGAAACCACCCGCCATCTGATCCGGCCAGGATAATGCCGGCGGCGAACAGGATCCCCATAATTGTATTTTCAATCATGATTTTCATTCTTCCCAATGCTCCCCGTATTTTTCACGGTGCCGCCATTCTTTATCGGCAGCCACGCAGATTTTCTCATTGTCAAAATTTTCGGCCACCCAGTGAAGATAGCCGGACGGGATTTGGTGCATCTCTTTTCCCTTGAATGCGCCATATGGCATTTTCATATTGTTCTCCTGGGAGTACCGGACCGCCTATCACCCCATTTGCGCCGGTGCATAATCCGTCTGTCATTTTGACGGCGTTCTAAAAAAGGCCGATGCCTGCTATCAATTCGCCTGTCTATCTTCCGCCGGTCACTCATGATTGTTCTCCTCCCGTTCGATATTCGACATTCATCATTCGATATTCTGCGGTTCGCTTTTAATCTGGTCAAACAGTTCCTCGATGTCTTTTTTTGCGATGGCCATGGTCACCTGGAGCCGCTTTTGCTCATGCTCGTCCTGTCCCATTTTCTCATGCAGCTCCTTTACGATCCTGGCGAACTCCTGCAGGGCGTTGAACAGATCGGCGATGTTGAAGTTGAGGTCCATATTTATGGGTTCAGGGTTCAAGGTTCAAGGTTCAAGGTTCAAAGGTTCAAGGGTTTAATTTTATTGATGTTTACGCTTTGTCATCCTAAGATTACAAAATGATTACATTGGCTATTTTTTGTCATCCCAGAATTACAAAATGTTTACGCTGTTTACCTTGCAAGTTAAAAAATTTTATCCGAAAATATCATCTAATGCCCGATGAAGCGTTGCCATTCCGGGCTCGGCTTTAAGATATCGAATAACTATTTTACGAATATGATTGCTCAGTTTTCCATGGCCGTTTTTCTCGGCATGCTTTTTCAGGATCTCGATTTCTTTCGGATAGAAGCGAACGGAAATCATTTCGCTTTTGGTTTGAAGATCAAGCTCGGCTTGGGTGAGGTTGTAATTATGGTGATGGGTACCGCCGGTAAAGTTCTGCTTGAGAGCCATGAAACCTCCAAAAATTATGGGATCCAAAGGTCGTTTTGTTCGATGCCAAGTTTTTCAGCGATTAATATTTTTGCTGTTTTGCCTTCACGGTTGCCGTTAATGGTATTGGATATGCTGGCCACGGAGGTTTCGGTGCCGGCGATTTCGGAATATTTCATATTGTTTAAAACGACCAGGGATTTGCGAATTTTATGCAGTGGAAAGCCAAGGTTTTTAAGTCCGTACAGGGCCGCATAATTGCGACTTTTAGTTTTTCCTTGAAAACTTTTATTCAGTTTGATAGATTGAAATATTTTAGAAAACATTCATAAATTCCTTAAATCATAAAACAAGGAGGCTTTCCATGATGCCCCCGGTCACCGGTTTCGCCTGGTACAAAGAAGACCAGTACGATAAATTTATTGAGCTATATGAAGACGGCGCCAACCTTCCCAAAACGTATGCCTCCTTCCTCAAAAAGGCTGAGGATGGAATGGAACAACTCAGACGCGGGGGCACTACAGTTGTTAAAGTGGAGTTGGATATCGACGAATTCCTCGCCTACTGTTGCATACAGACGGCTTTCGTTGCCTGGGCTAACATGTGCAGACACGTCATGCCGAAATGACATGGGCTTCAGGCATTTATGTTCGGCATGCCGGATTCGGCGCTCAATGTCTCTGGCAACCTGGCCAAGCGTAAAACCGCCAGCTTCATAAAAATCGTAATTTTCATTAACAAACGCTTTGAATTCTTTTTCTGTCATGGCCCGATCCTTTTAATTTGTTTTAAGATTTGGATAATAAATTAATATTTTTATACTTAGATAAATTATATTTACCCTGTTGTCAAGTATTATTTTACAAATATATAAAAAAAATTTACCCATGTTTATGAATCAAGACAAAATAGAGCTTGAGAATATTATTAAAAGGCTTAAAGAAGCTGCTAAGGTAACGACAGATACTGCATTGGCCGAAAAACTTGAGATTGGAAAAGGAAATGTTTATATAGCAAGACAAAAAAATCATATACCGCCGGGATGGTTCTTTAAAATATCAGAAAAGACCGGGTATTCGTCAGACTATCTCAAAAAGGGGAAAGAGCCCAAAAAATTAAAAGAATACATAAAAAAAGAAGATCAAAAAAAACATCCAATAGTAAAGGCCCAAAATGCTACATATTCAAAAAATGGAGGGTATAGACCAGGCGAGATTAAAGTATCTATTGAGATTAAAAAAGCTATTGATATTTTAGAATCTAAAACCGTTTACAGCAACGCATTGATGGCAAACATTGAGGCGTTCTACAATGCCCTGGAGGTAGAAAAAAAGCATTCAGAATGTCTTGGGCGTATTCAGGAGTTGGAAAAAAGGCTGTTCGAGATTGAAAAAAAATTGGAGCCGGAACCGGAACCGGAGCCAGAGATAGACCCGGAGAAGGTATAATAATATATGATGGAATTTTAATCATAATCGGGAGGAATAAATAATGGAAGGATATGGAGCGGCGGTAGTTATTGTTTGGATCCTGGGGATAATTCTGGCGATCATGGCGCTTTTAATGCCGGTATATGTGTATCAAATACGAAACCGGTGCCTGAACATGGATAAAAAGATGGCCACGATTATTGAGCTCCTGGGCGGGCGGAAAGGGCAGGCATCAATCACCAATCGACAATCATCAATCAACAATCCAAAGACCTGCCCCTTTTGCAAGACCGAAAACCAGCCGGCAGATCAGGTATGCAAGGGTTGCGGCATGGCTATGGGGCTTTAGAGGTTCCGGGTTCAGGGTTCAGAGGTTCACGGTTGAAAACCTTGAACCTTATTTCTTTTTTGCCAAAAGCATTTCGATGATCCCGGAATTCTTAACTGCCCGTTCCCCGAACCAGAAGGCTAACACGATTACGTTCACGGCTTTGAGCAGCCCGATGGCTTCGGGCGCCCAGGATGTGGTATTCCCCGTAAAAAATATATAATCGAAATATCCCACCGCACACGTGAACACGGGCCGGATCATGGACCGGAACAATACCACGATTTTTGGCACGTCCTTTGCCGCACCTTCGTACTGTAAAACGAAATCCCGGAAAATACCGTCCTGTTTGGTGGTTTCCTGCAGGGCGAACAATTCGAAATCGTGGGCCAGTTTGATTTTCTGGTCCTTGTCCGCCACGAACTTGTCCAGGAAAGTCTTGCCCAAGTTCAATACCCCGGTAATTGGATCTAATGATGCCATGATTCTCTCCTATTGATATATCAAAGCGTTGATATCAAAACAGGTAAAATCTTCTACTCGGGGTTTAATCCGATACCGAGGGGATTTGAAGGAACCTGTTTTGTAAAGTCGAAAGGGACATATTCGCTCTGCGCCCATACATTTTTTGCCGCCACTTCCAGGTGGTGATTTCCGTTGGAAAATCCGGCCAGGTCATAATGGATCATGATTTTGCCGTCCTGGGTTTGATATCCGGGAATTTCCACGGGATCCACGGATCCGTCGATTTTCAAAAGATAGGATTCCGCATCGGTTACGGGCGTACAAACCAGAAAAGGTGACGCCCATGCCGTGCCGGTAAACGCAAAGAACAATACAGCCAAAATAGTGGTTAATAATTTTTTCATATCTTCTCCTTTCCTGTTTGTTTAGATTCATTATTTTTTGATCTTTTTTCCACCATATAATTATTGCATACAACACCTAACGCCTCATAGACCATCCAGCAACGCTCGTCTTGAATATGATCTGAATGGTTCATTAATAAACGATCAAGATCAAGGTGCGCCCTGCAGGTTTTTACATGCCTGCATTTAGGACAACCAAAAAGCATTCTTAAATATCTCCTTTTTTATCGATGATTATTAACTCAAAATGGCACAGATCGTTGAAGATGTTGTCGCTTGTCTGGGTATCCCTATCCCAGTCACCGCCCCAGCGGATGGGATATCCCATCTTTGATGCAATCCCCATCACAAAGCCGGCGAAATAATACCAGCGGTTGTAATCGGTCCAGTTGATGGGCCAGGGCGCCGCATCCACGGCCAGGGCAGGGACCTTGTTATGCATGGAATTCGGGAACTGCACCTTGCTCCGCCCCCCGAAAAAGGCATCGTTCTGGGCAGCCTCGTCCCTGTATCCGCATAGGATCGTGCAGTCGAAATGCCGGATCACCTCATTGAAAACCTTTTGAAGCATTTCGTCACAGGTGTTGAGTTTGGCCCGGGACCTGTCGTTGAAATTAGGCATCAGTTTTCCTCCCGGGATTCTTTAAGCGCATCCTTGACCGCCGATTTGATCTGCTCGATGCGGATTTGGTTTTCGCGGATTTCGTCCTGGCCCTTTTTCAATTTATCAACCGAATTCTTGATATGCTTCATTTCGGTTTTTATGACCTCGATCTGCTGGGCATTTTGATTTATCTCTTTATGCTGCTTGCCGTTTTTATCCATGCCGTAGAGCACAAATCCGCTGCCGGTGGAAATAAAAAAGACCATGAATGCGATAGCTATTTTCTTGGACAGTTTTTCCGTCACGCAGCGCACCAGGCCCCCCGTACCGTCATTTCCGTATAGCGTTTTTCGGGCGCCATCCAGATTTTTTTGACATTCCTGATTCGGGCATCCGGTCATGGGGAGGCTTCCACTTCGACCCGGACCAGTACGGAAACCTCTCCCCACACGACCCCGGCCGCATTGGACGGGTCATAGGTGATGATCGGCACGTCGTAGCCTCCGGGCGCAATGGTTTCGCCGCCGATGTCCATGCGGATCTCGCCGATCTCGTATCCGGCCTGATCCCAAGTGATGAGCCCGACGGCTTTGTCCGATGAGCTGATCAGCTTGCTTCCGAAGCTGGCCGTGATCTTGGTCACGGCTGAAAGATCTACCGGTGCTTTAACGTCTATGCGAAACGCACCGTCGGACCCGGATACAGTGCCGCCCTCATAGTTCCTGTCAAGGGTAAAAGCGTCCGGATTGCCGGATATGGGGCAAGCAATTATCTGATATCTCTGACTGTCCGGGCCGATAATATATTCATTTAGATGATAATTCCCGGCCAGAACGATGCCGACTATATCATCAACGGTCGCGCTCCCGTTCGTCCAGGTAGCCCCTGTCGCAACGCCGTCGGCTTTGAGCAACAAATCGATGGTGTTGCCGTGGCCTAACCAAATAATTTCGGTTGTCATAATGGGCCTCCTAACTCAAGCTCACATCCAGCTCGCCGTCCGCATATTCCACTGTGTCGCCATCGTCCGGAGTCTGATTTGGCGTTGCCGTGCCGTACCAGAGCATATTCCCGGATGTGAGCGCATCCATAATGGCGCAATAGGTGATCAGGCCCCATGACCCGGACGGGGTGTTAAAGGTAATGGCACCCGTATTTTCCGTGGCGCCTGCCGCTGCGACATCCCAGGCCGAGTGAGCCTTACGGGCATAATTACCAGAACCAGGTTCAGCTAAACCGGAAGCATCATCGCCCGGATTTGCCGTGCTTAATGCCACATGGATTGTCGGCTGGGAATAGGACGCAACCTTAAACACATGATCCAATAATTTGTGCGCGAGATAGTTGGATATGGCACCGGAATTGAACGAAACTTCTATTTCTCCATCCGCAATGGAGGGCGTATTGCCGTTCACAACTGCCTTGCTGACCGCCAAACTCCCGTGGCCCAAAAAATTCCCTCCGGTTATAGCGTCAAAAATGGCATAATGAGTGATGGTTCCCCAGGCTCCAGTGGCCTGAGCAAAGGTGATCACTCCGGTATTTTCGGTGAGCCGCCCAGCCGCGGCGTCCCAGCTATTATGAACTTTCCGGGCATAGCCGTTGCCGCTGGGCTCGGCTATCCCGGCACCGGTATCCAGCGGATCGGCGGTGGACAGGGCGATATAAATATCGGCCGGCACCGAATACGCCGTGCCAAAAACATGATCCAAAAGTTCGAGCTCTAAATAATCCGATATGCTTCCCATGATTCATCTCCTTTATTTTGGCAGTATTGTTCTTATTATTGTTTTTGACTCGATTTCACGCACCGGTGTCCTGGATTCCAGGGTGCGCACCAGCGTGATCGACGTTATTGACGGATCGATAATAATTCCAAGAGTCCCGACCAATAGATCTATATCGCTTGTTTCCGTCGAGGCGTTGATTTGCGATGCAATATATAAAAGATTCAAAAGATTAATGTCCGCCATTGCCGTCTGGGCATGGATGGCCGAATTTAAGGCGCGATCTACCGCAAGGGAAATATCCGCCGTTGTGACGGCGCTTGCCATGTCGGATAAAAATCGAATCAAAATATCCAGGGATATGCTTGTCGTGTTAGTCTGGGCGCCGAACGTCGAGGCGAGTCCCCTGAACACATTTATCGCCGCATCGGAAGTGCTTGTTTGAGCTCCCAGGGATGAGCCGAGTGCCCGGTTGACCGCCAGGGATATATCGGCCACGTCGGATGTGGCTGAAATTAACGACGCAAACTGAACGAGGCCGGATATTGAAAGCTCGATATCCGAGGTTGAAGTCTGTGCGTCGATGGCAGATCCCAGGGATCTCTTAACGGCCAGTGGCATATCGGAAGTGTTTGATAACGCCGCAATGGAAGTATTTAGTGATCTTAAAATGGCAAGGGATATACTGTCGGACTGGGTCTGGGCAGCTATAGCAGATCCCAGCGGCCTCTTAACTGCCAGGGATATATTGCCGGTGCCTGACAGGGCCGCGATCGCGGTGGCGAACTGGATCAAATCACCGACATTAAGCTCGATATCCGATAACAGGGTGCCCGCAGCGATGGTCGAGCTTAACGGCCTGGAAATTGCCAGTACGATATCGGCGGCGCCGGAAGAGGCGGCTATGGCCGAGGCAATCTCGCGTTTGACCGCCAACACCACATCCGAGGTGAGCGTGCCCGCTGTTAGGGAGCTTGACAGGACGCGGGCTATTTGCAGGGCCGCGACCGAGGCAAGCGTGCCGGCATTCATCGAGCTCGCAAATGATATGCCAGCGTCAAGATTAATGGCAGTCACATCCGATACGGCGTCGATCGAAGAGGCTAATTGCCTCTCGACCAGGAGCGCAATGTCGGCGGTTGCTGCCTGGGCGTTGATAGCGGAGCTTAGCTTCCTGGAAACATTGACACCGGCATCGCTTGTGTTGGACCCGCCGGATATCGAGGTTGCGAACTGGATCAAATCTCCGCCGGCGGCGGTGGTAATCGATACCTGCAACACCGCCGAATTGCTCCAGTCGATGGAGACCAACTGCAGCTCGTATTCCTGGCTGTTCTGGGCTCCGGAGCCGAAGCCAAGCGCCCACTGGATTTCGCAGTAATCGCCGTTTTTGATATTATCGACGTGGGCCAGGTTGTCGCCCTCGTTTTCAACGTCATCATCAACCGTGGCAAGACAACCCGCCGCCGCACCCACGGGATTTCCGTCCACCAGGACCGTGCCCGTGCCCCAACAGATCTCAGTATCAGCAGCAACATCCGCGAACGAGCCCCCGGCCCGGCGCCACTGGAGCTTAAAATCCGAATCCGGGTTGACCGAATCCGCCAGGGCGTAGGTGGCCACGATGAACTCATTGGCTACATCCCAACCGGTTACATCAACATTACACGCCTGCTGCCAATTCCTGCTGGCATCGGCGATCCTGCTATCTGTTTGACATGTCAGAGCCATTTTTTACTCGTTGCTTGTTACTGGTTTATATTTCAATTCAAACTTTTATTATTGCCACTAAGGCACCAAGGCACTAAGATTTTCTTTTTTAAAAAACTTTCTTGGTGTCTTTGTGTCTTCGTGGCGATCTTTCAGTTATGCATCCTTTAACCACCCGAACAGATCCACATAATTGGTGGCGCCGCCCAGGGCCGTGGTCACGTCGATCTGAAAAACGACGGCGGCGGCATAGGTTTTGAGCAAAACCGGCGTGGCATTGGGCACAGGCTGGAGCCAGGCCATGTCTCCGGACGCGTCAATATTGCTCAAGGTCTGGGACCCCAGGAAATCAGTTAGCGCGCCCACTCGCCCGGCTGTGATAATCGACGCCCCGCAATCCGCACCGGCCACCAGGCCGATCCCCACCGGGATCATGATTTTTCCGGCGGGCACGGTGTAAATCGTGGTTTGCCCGGTCCCGGACAAATCCAGAGTTACCGGCGCTGCCGTGAGTTTCGTTAATGCATAATCAAACAATTTTTTAGACATGGGATTTTCTCCTTTTTATTCGCCACCAAGGCACTAAGACACTAAGAAACTTTAATAAAAAAACTTTGGTGTCTTTGTGCCTTTGTGGCTATCATTTCTAATGATATATAAAATCATCGTCATGCACGATGAAATCATCGTCATGAAATATGACATCCACAAACTCCAATGCCGTGCCGCCGGCATTGACCAGCACAATCTTTCCGGCTCCGGCTGATAATCCTGCTTGGTTGATGTCTGCTTCCAGAGCGGCTATATCCGCCGCGTTGATCGTAATCTGTGCGTCCAGCTCGCCGGGCGGGACGTTTAGCAGACTTGTCTTGTATGCCATAGCCGCCGGATACGGTGTGTGGTAATTTGTGCTCATTATTTACCTCCCGGAATTATGTTCATTAAATCATCCAGCACTTTCTGTACTTGCGGTTGTTTCATCCCCGGCATCATTTTCACATTGGCCATTAATGAGGTCATGTGATCTTGTATCTGCCGGGCGCCAACGTTTTTTGCGTCCCTATTATGGAACATATCTTCCATTAGCTTGGTCTGGTACTTCAACTCTTTAAGTATGTCCTTCAATATTTGTTCCATGTAACCTCCCTTACATAACCAAGAAGAAAGAACTTGTTCTTGGATCATATTCCGGCGGTGCTTCAGCGTACACACCAATAAAAAAATAAAGAGGTCTTTTTATCGGCACATACATCCCATAAGGATGTTCTTCTAAAAATTCTATTTGGCTCTGAGCCAGACCATAATGCCAAAAAAGAAAATTATATAATCCACCAGAGCCACCGGGGCCCTTTATGTTATAACAAGAGCTATAATCGTTCCCTCCTACCGTTACGATACTTGAGTTGGAGACAACGGCTCCAGAACACGGCTTTACACCTTTTAGTGAGCCGTCTTGATACATATCGATTCCATCCCCGTCCCATGCGATTGCAACAGAGTGAGGGTTATAATCGAAAGTTATCGTCTGATCATTAGCCCCTGTCCACGCGTCAGTACCTCCTGTTGTTTTAATCAAAGCTCTTAAAGTAACTCTGTTTAAAAGGTCCATCGCAAAAACACTGTTTTTACGAATGACAGGTGCATATGGGCTCGACGACAATCCAGTATGATAATAAACCCCAAATGCCGTTAATTCGGACGTCGGCACTAATCCTGATTCATTTCCAAAGCTAATATAATTTTCATCATATCCCGTATCCCCAAACGAGTAATGATTGCCCGACCACTTTTGATATGCCGGACCGACAGGAGATGGTTGTTTTCTCACAGCACCGTAGTTATAACACGTTTCACCGGCACCTTCTGCAAATGGCATGGCTATCACGGGCGCTGGCGCACCTAATACGTTTTCACTCCAATGCCGCACGGAGTAACAGATGTCTTCCCTTGATCGGCCGGCTATAATATTTTGCGGCTTTTCCTTTGGTCTGTTAAAATTTGGTATTCCAACAAGCATTACGCTGATTCCATGCTGAATGTTCTATATTTAATCGTGTTCCCGGATGAAGCAAATGCGGCCCCTGTTTTATTTTCGATGTTAATTTTGAATTTTCCGGGCGGAATTACGCACGGGTGCGAAACTTCTTTGTGGGCGGCGTTTGTATTGTTTACTCCAACCGAGCATAAACGCTTGTAATCTAACACGTTTGTGTCCGCATAGTTCGTCCCGTCCAGACTTTGAACAATATATAAATTAACCGCACATTGATTTTGCCCGGAGAGGTCCACTGATGCTAAATTAACCTCAAACTGAATATACAGCTCCTTGTCGGAAGTGTTGTCAATTACGCTCCCCAGCGCTGTTCCGCCATCTGCTAAAGAATTCAGGCTTGATCCAGTAATAGCATCCGCTATTGTGTCATAAGCTGACCAGTTGTGTTCTGTTGCCATAATTTCTCCTCTTATGATGCCGGATAGCCGGAGACATTAGCCACCAGGTCGTAATTCCCGGATGCTGCATGATAAATAAAACCGAGACAAGATCTTTTGTTCGCTGTCGTATCTATAGTCACGCTTGTAATTTCTGCCCCGTACTTTACAGATGAAGGCAACGTGGGCGTCCATCCCCCCGTGCTGTCCTGCTCGATTGCCAGGATTAGCCTGTCTTGATTTAAAGCATTAACAAAAGTAAAAGTAATGTCCCGATCCATTTCAATCTCTGCCTTGTGACCATCATACCAATCCACTTCCACGTTTGACGCCGGTGTTAGTGTTTGGCTTGTATTTGGAGCCGTGATCGCATGGCCTTGATCTCCTTCTATTTCCGTGCCGCCTTCGGAAAGCAAAATCATGCGATGAAAATTCGCATGGGTCTGTTTGCCGTCATCACTGTAAGCGGTAGCCATAAAATAGGGCGATGTCTCAACAACGGCCTGGTTACGTTGGTACACAAAGGCGTAAGAAGTTCCGTCAATTTCCTGGCTGGCCTGGGATGCATGCCACCCCGTTTGTGCGGAATATATCTGCCCGGAACCCATCATCATGTTTAAAACTAATAAATACGCGCCGGAAATCGCCCATCCATACTGATTTAACACCGTGAGTGTTACATCAGTTTCAGGGGTACTGTCTCCGCCGTCCCATGCAAACTCATCAATTGCAGTAATAGAAACATCGGATGCGCAGGGCTCTTCCCACAACATCCCGATATGCTGGCCGGTAATTTCGGTAACCCCTGTCCACAATAAAATATATTCTCCGATCAGCACCGTATCGCTTGGGATTGACGGCTTTACCGGGCTGCTCGATGCTTCGGATCCTTTAAGATATGTTATGATGCCGTCCGTGCCCACATAAAAACCGTCATACCTGAATTTATTCCCGGTGGGCGCCGGATCGAGTTCATAGTCGCCGATGGGATCATCCGTGTACATGGGAGGAAAAATCTCGTTGGTTAAAATAGTGGAATCCTCGGCGGTCGTTTCATACTCATAAGGATCATCCGTGTACATGGGCGGGTAGGTTTCATCGGTTAAAATAGTGGAATCTTCGGCAGTCTCCGGCTCTCCGAATGCCCCGCCGGACAGGCTGTACACTACGCCGTTAATCCGGTAGGTACCGTCTAATATGGTTACGCTCATGGAAGCAGGCTCGGTGGGAATGATCTGGCCTCCGGAAACAATCTCATCCGGCAGGCCTGAAATTTCAGGGTGGGACCCCCCCGACACGGGAGTCGGGATAGCCATGCCGTGCCCCACAACTTCAAGATAGCCTCGAACGCCGCCGCGATGCACAACCCGCACTGCATTTCCTGCCCGCATAAATCCCATAAGGGTGGCCTCGTTTTGCGGAAAATGGGCGGTGACCAACTCATTGGAACCCTGAATTTTCACATTGCAAATACGGTTAGCCCAATCGATTGTCCACAACACGGCGTCCCTGGATTCGGTTCTAACACTCGACCCCTTGTCAAACCACCGCTTTGCAAATTTTTGATCGTACATCCTCATGACAGCCGCCACCCTTCGATAGTGTCGGCAATTTCTCCGCCGATTTTTACGGATCGCTTTAACCCGGTAACCAGCAATTCTATATCTTCACCGGAATATGGATGGCTTATTCGCAGAATATCTCCGATTTCATCCTGCAAATGACCTGTTTTTTTGAAAGCCAGGCGCCGGCGCTGGGCTTCTACAACAGAAAGTTCAAAATCGGCCACCAATTGACACCGGGAAATCATATAACAAAAAGGATCATCTATGGTCTCGGCAATAATTTTTCCGTTAAGTTGCTGTTGAAATTCTTCATCATCCGCCAGGGCCTGAAAAGTAGCCCGCTCATGACCGACCGGACGCGCCCAGATGTCATAGGCATAAGAAGCCACTGCTCCAAGGATCATCAAAACCAGATTAAGCAATGTTGTTATCGCAAGCATACAGTACCCGCACCATCCGGTCACGTACCCGTCACAAAAAGTGCATGCCGTGCCTACACCCACCAGCGCGGCCACCGACGCAATTAACATCCCGGTCAAATCCGGAATCTCGATGGTTATAACCACATAATGTTCATCCGCATCTACACTGCTGATCTCTTCCGATCCGCCCCCTTTCATGCCCCATATCTCAAATTCGGACACCGATGTGGTAATATCCAGCCTGGGATCACGGCACGTGCGCTGCTTGTCGTCGGCATAATAAACGGTTAAATCTTCGTCCCCGCTCCAAAAACCCACGGAACCGGTTACAGTTTTTACGGACTCCAGCTCATATAACACCTCGGAGAATATATTGGACATTCCGGTCACTATAATTCGATTGAGCCACGTTGCATATTTACTGTCCGGCGTAAATTCTATTATTTCCGCGCCCGTATAAATATGATCCGGAGACCCGGCAACCCGTACCCTGCGCGGCTGATATTTTCCATCTACATTCATGAATCCAAAATACCCGAAATGGTCCAGAATGAGACGGAGAGCGTCAGCCAAATTCATATCAACAAATTGATGATATAAATTGTGCGACTCTTCGTACGCCGGAATATCATAATCAGAACCCGTTAACCCTCCGTGATCAACCAGGAGGCTCTCTGTTACCGTTTTAGGAGAAACATCGCTAAAATATTCGCTGGCAATAATATGAGTATCATCCCACAAAGACCGCGAATCTTCGGCCACAACTCTGATTATCGGATAACTCTTGGTGTATGACAGGGATGTTTCCTTTACGATATATTTGCCCTGGGCCTGCAAATAATCCGCTTCCCCGACCCTCTCGCCCAACTTCAGCGTTAAAACTCTGCCCGCTCTAAAATAGATCGACCATATTGACAAATAATTCAGCGGATCGAACAGGTGCCCGTTTGACATGGAAAAAGTGAGCTTATTAGGTTTATCCACTTCCCATTCAATCTGCAAAATTGAGCCGTCAACCAAATAATCCTCCACCTGTTTATCGCTCATTGTATTTGCCCATACCAATGAGTTTTCCACAGTGGAATCCATATGGTCCCATGTAAACCATGCATATCCATCAGCATCTATTGTGAGTGCAGGATTATATTCAAAACTGTAATAGCTTAGTGACGCCTCCTCGCCATATACTGGAGCGCCATCCGGTATCGTTACCGTAAGGTATTTCAAAATTGAATAAGAACCATATTCAGAAAAATATATGATGCCCATATATTGATCATACGCATGGTTTTGGTGCCCGCCATATGCCGCATAAATTGTTTTTGTGGAGACATCATATTGCACCACAACCCTATCGCTCCTCCAGCGCGAGCAATTTGTCGGAGATCGCCAGAACATGCCGGGGATTGTATTATTGTTATAAATTGTCCACTCCATCGTTCCGGTGTCAAGAATTACAACCCCTGATTTGTCACAATCCCCGGCATTGCACGTCATCAATATCCTGTCACCATCGATGGCCTCCAGATCATTGAGCCCGCAATCCCCGGTGCATGTGAACCAGGTGGGTTCGTGATATGTAAATGCATTAGTATCTAAATTTAACCGGCACAAACCACGCCTGTCGGGATAACCTGCTAAATATTCAAACGTAAACCAGATATTTCCTTTTATTTCGTTTCCCTGCCTCCAAACACCTCGATAAGCGCCGCCTTTTGGTAATCCAGCATTGTCTCCGTGGCTCCATACATCTGTAAGAACACCGTCATCATCTATAAACCAAACGCCTCCGTAATCAGTAGGGTTGCCCGTATCTCGATCTTGGCTATTATGCAACAAAACAAACCGTTGGATCGATTCTTCCCACCACAGCGAATTAATGCCCCAACTGTCAGACGGGCCATATGAAATATACGCCACTTCGTGCCACGTATACATGCCTGATATTGGGTCGGCAACTTCATCCAAATCGATATACCCCAACAAAAATGCGGGAGGGCCATGAATAGCATAATCTGTTCTCTTGTATCCGATATAAAGCCGTCTGTCGGTATCACTGACAAGACGCACAAAAGGCGTTATGCCATCCCACCAATCATGACCATAAGATCCTATGCGACCAATGTTAAAATTAATTCCGGTTTGATATTTGGTTATTGAGTCTTCAACGTAATTCAATACCTCGATTGCATGCCTGCTATCTCCGTGGTTGTCGTTCTCAGAATGTGAAAACAAATAAAACGGATACTTACATCCTCCATTTTGATTAAACATGGTTTTAAAATCGCCGGTAAACAATGGGCTCGTACTATCATCCCAATATTTTATAAACTGATTGGTCCCTGTATCGATTGCCATTACACACGGCGTCGTAAACCACTCATCATGATTTGTAGCAATTATTAACTGTTGGGCCGGATCGTAAGCAAGCGCATTTCCAACCCAATCCAGATCGCCGGTTCCGTCCATGTTATGATAATGTAATGTGTTATTTTCTTCCTGATAAACTACAATGATATTCCCGTCTTCTTTTTCCCCCGCCACCGGATTAGTGGCCATTTTCCCGATTTCACCATGAGATGTAACCGCCGCCGGCACAGACCATGACGATCCGTTATCATCCGAGATCACGTAATAGACATTTCGCACCTCAATATCATTGGTCAGACTGGTCAAATAATCGAAATGCAAATATATGCGCCCGCTGGTAATTTGGAGCAGATGAGGATTGTTTTTGTAATGCGGAACGCTTAGCCCCGGGAGTGATATATCGCTCGCGGCGCTCCATGACGTAAAATTGGAAGAAGTTCGTTTTTGCAGGTAGTAGTTGTCCGAATCACCGGGTGGCTCGGCATCACCGTCCGCACAGATCAGCAAATATGTATTATTGGCCAGCGTGATTACGGACACCCCGCCAACCCAGGAATTGCCGGTTGATATGGCCGCGTATGCTGTTTCGATGGAGCCGGTCTGGGAAATAATCATATAACCCAGGTCATAATTAGCTTTAACCAGGATCACACCCAGGTGGCCATTGGTTAATTCACAGACGGATGCGGACAAGATATCTCCCAATCCTGTACCGATATACACCGGGGTTTGCCACTGGTTGGTATCCGTGTTGCTGTAGTAATAATAAAGATCGCCATCCAGCAAATATACATTGGCCAGCCGGCCCGAGGATGTGACAATCAGGTCCCTGTTAGATTCCGTAATGTCTCCGGTGTTGAAATTGCTGCCCCGAAACGGGATTGCCGCTTCCATCGGGGAGGTAACTAAATCAACGATGGGACGGTGGCTGTCACCGTCCTGGGCGGTTTTTAATGTGGCGTCTAATGTGATGGACATAGAAAAAAACCTTTTATCGCCACCAAGACACCAAGACACTAAGAGGTTTTTTTCTAAAAATCCTTGGTGCCTTTGTGCCTTCGTGGCTATTTCTTTTTTTACACTTCAGACATAATCAGCAATACCATATTGACATTTTTACGGTAGGCCGCGCCGGCTCCGGTGGACAGATGGTAATCACCGGTCAAGCTTATTATCTCCACGTTATAAGTGGATCCGTTCTCAGGGTCCCAGACCAGCCCGTCATCGGCATTGAACAGGGATAACAGTTGCGTATATTGGGCCGTGGGCATGGATGTCCATTGAAGCGGCACCTGCTGACCTTCGATGAACGTGCCCCAGGAAAAGAACGCCACACCGCCCAGGGTTTTAATTGACTCTGACCGGCGCTCCTCGGTAATCACCGGCATGGGTTCGCACGGGTTCTGCGTGAAAGTATATGCGCCTAATTGCATGGCCATAGTAAAAACCTTTGGTTTTATAAGGTTCCTGGTTCAGAGTTCAGGGTTGAAGGATTTTTAACCTATGAACCTCTGAACCTTTGAACCTTGAACCTTTTTTTATCTCATTTCCTCTCTCATCACCCGCTTGGCGGTCTCTTCCATTTCTTGTGAAAGAATCGACGCCAGACGGTCGTCCCCCTGGCCCTCTATGGTTACCGGCACGCTGATGGTCAGGTTTTTTACCTGGGTGGCGGATTGTCCCCTGGGAATCACGGTCTCACCTTGTTGTAGGATAGCCGGGAACTCATCCGGGGCTAATCCACCATGCAGGCGGGGCGCGTGGGCGAACAGGGACGCGGGCACGGTTCGCGTGGGTGCGGTATCTTGCCCGACCGTGCCGCCCTTATGCCAGAGGGTAGTAGCCCAGTCCGCTGCATTATATCCGCCGCCACCGCCGCCGCCTCCTCCTCCTCCGAACAGCCCGCCGATCCCGGATATAAGCGAGCTGAAAAATCCGCCGCCGCCACTTCCGCCGCCACTTCCGCCGCCAAACATCATTTCCTTCATCATCTGGCCCATCATGTCCGAAAAACTGTCTGACAGGGAGTTGCAGAACGCCCGGAAATATTCTTCGGCCGAGTCCAGCTCCCCGCCGAAAAAATCCCTAAAGAACTTGGAGAAATTTTCTTCAATGGCATCTGATGTTCTTTCCGACATATCGACGAGCCATTGGTTGGTTTGGCCTGCCGCGTCCAGACGCTCCTGGTCCAGGGCCTTGATCTGCTCCGCGAGCCATTGGTGGGCCAGGACCGTATCCCCGGTGTATTTTTCGTAATCGGCGGCCTGCTGCTGAAGCTGTTCCAGGCGGTATTGGTAGTAATCTTCGGATTGAAATTTAAGATCCGAGTACATCTCCTGGAATGCTTCTTTGGATTTTTCGATGTCTGATTTTGTTGTATCCAGATACACTTTTGAATTGGTCGTATAAAATTCCTCCATCGAATCGCCGTACGCCGACCACCATCCATAGTATTGCTGTAATTCGGTGCTGAGTTCTTTACCCCTGTCGGCTCCGCCCGTGTCCACGACCGGCGGCGGTGTGGACGTGGGCGCGGGCGTTTCCGGCTCTCCCCAGGAACCAGTGGCGCCGGCGCCGCGAAAGAGTCGATCGTCGGTGAGGTATCGCTTGACGCTGCCGTAAATATCCTGGAGCTCTTTTTTAACCTTTAAAGTCTCTTGGGTTGCGGCGGCGATCAGCCCCACGGTGACGCCGCCCACGGGACCCAAAAGAATGGTGCCGATCAACCCGGCGCCTGCAGGGCCGATCACACCGTCGGGCAGGGCATCGTAAACAGCTTTGATCTCGATAACTGTCCCTTTTATTTTATCGGCAAAGGCGGCCACATCGGTTTTTACAAGATCCTGGTTGGCCTTCCACCAGTTGGTGGTATTTTCAGCCAGCCTGGCGATCTCCGGGGCCAGGCCAACGGCGGCGGACATGAACTGGACCTTTAAAACCCTGGTCAGCTTTTCGATCTCGTCATTGGCCTTTTCGCTCTGGCGGATGAGCTGCTCGTCCATGACGATGCCTAAATCCCGGGCCTCCTGGCGGAGACGGGCCAGCCCCTCGGCACCTTCCTTGACCATGTTGACCATAGTCAGGCCGGACCGGCCGAAGGCGGCATTTGCCAGGGCCGCTTTGTCCGTGGCGGATGCGGTTTGGCCCAGGCGCTTAAAGACAAGATCAAGGGCCTCGTCGGTGGACTTCGATTTTTGGATGTTGGACAGAAGCTGCTCGTCAAACTTTTTGAGATAGGTGATCATGGCGCCGGTACCGGCCCGGGCCTCGCCCACCCGCTTTGCAAACTGGCCGATACTTTTATCCAGGGACGCTGTTTCCACCCCCGATATCCTGGCGGCGTGACGGTATTCCTGGAGTGTGTCCGTGGATATGCCGATGGCATCGGCGGCCTTGCCGATGGCGTCGGCGGTCTCCAGGGACTTTTTTATCATGGCGCCCATGGCCGCCGCGCCGGCGGTGGCCACCATGGCGCCACGCAGGCTGAAAACAGACTTGGTAAACGCCTTGACCTGCCCCTGGGCGGACATGAATGCCGATTTTGTGGCATCCCTGGCCGCTAATACTATTTGAAGTTTGTGATCCATATTATTTCCGCCACTAAGGCACTAAGGCACTAAAAGATTTTATTAAAAAAACCTTGGTGTCTTTGTGCCTTTGTGGCATCATTTTTAAATTCTCTTCCCCTGCATCTTCAGCCTGTAATTCCTTTGAATATTCCTCCACGCCTTGCCGCCGTGGGCTCTCCAGAAGGGGTCCATGATGGGTCGCGGCGGGGTTCTGAACCTGGTTGTGGATTTTCGCAAAAACATATATTTCTGGGCCGAGGATCCTTTGGACATGCCCCGGCCACGGGATCTGAAAAATTCTCGCCGGGCTTTTGAAACAGGCCGGGTAAATCCCTCCTGCTGCAGCTCTGCGATCCGCTTCCACGATTTGGACGTTCGCGGACCCACCCAGCCAATCCGCATATCAAAAGGTGATTGATCCTTGACAAAATACCGGACCGCGATGGCCAGCCTCCGCAGCGGCTTGTCAGGCCGGAGCCGTTTGCCTCCGAAGGCCCTTGAAAGAAAAGTCAGGGAATCGAATTTATTCCCTCCAGGGGCTCCGTCCCTGATCTCTTTTTTCAAAAGCCTCATAAGACGAAAGCCCTCGACCTTGATGGCGGTGTTAAGGGCTTTTTCCTGACGCTTCGATTCGGTCTTCAGCGTCCGCTCAAGCCCGGTGAATCCTTTGGTGGCTATCTTCAGCATTTTTTTATTGCCACAAAGGCACTAAGGCACTAAAAGATTTTATTAAAAAAAACCTTGGTGTCTTCGTGCCTTTGTGGCATTTATTCCTCTTTTTTATATTGCTTTTCCAACACTTTGTTTTCCAGCATTTTAATTTTCCGCCACACACAGGGAGAAAGGTCGATGTCCAATTCCCTGGCTCTTTCCCGGACCTCCCTGTAATCCAGCCCGATCAGCCCCATGCCGCCGGCCCGCCATTGAGTGTTCACGTCACCCCACAATTCCAGAACATCGACGTTTTCAGGCATAAGCTCCGGCATGGTGTGAGGTCCGTAGTCGCATGAACCGCATGGCGGTTCCTTTTTGGACTTGCGGCAAACCTTGCAGTAATCTAATCGCTTTCTGTCTGAGAGCCATTCCCAGACGCCGGCAAGTTTTTTTCCTCATCCCTTGCCCCGTAAGTCTCTTTCGTGATCCCGGAAAAAACCTCCATGGTTTTAATGTGGTCGGACTCTTCCAGGGCCGCAAAAGCGTCCCGGTCCAGCACGCACAATTCCAACACTTTCTCGATTCCCTCATCCACCAGCTCGGGATCCATGATGGGCGGCGAATAGAAACTCAGATAAAATCCATTTTGTTTCAGGCTTTTGACTTCTTTCCGGGTCAAAGCCCGGACTTTCACGCCATGCACGGTTCTCATGTGCATCTCCTATTTTTTAGTTAATCTTTTCCATTCGATGTTCGATGTTGGACGTTCGATGTTCGATGTTCATCTTTTTAAGTGATCAGATCATAACTCGCCACGCTGTTGGTCACCCTTGCAACGATATTACTGGCCTCGCCGCCATCGTCATAATATCCCACAAAATCGAGACTCACTATCAGCCCTTGGGGACCCTCCACGGGCACGCCGTTCACCGAATAGAGCAGTTCCTGGATCTCGAACTCCAAAATGGAGCTGGCCGAAGCGGTAACGGTGATCTTGAGAGACGTTTCGGTGTCGCCGGTGGCCTTGTCCAGCAGGGATTTATCCTCGAACAAAGTTTTGAGATTCCCGGTCACGGCCACGAACCCTTCGGGAATGTCCCCCCGGATCCCGCCGCCGCCGATCACAAACGAATTCGGGTCCAGCCCGAAATCAAGATTGATGGAAAGCTCCGTGGCATTGGATAGAGCCCCGCCCCCTTCAAGAATGGCAGCATCGAAGTTCTCAACCCGGGCCAGGGACACCGTGGTCGGAGCCGCGTCGAATGCGCTGGCCTCATGGCTCATCTTTGCTCCCAAAACCGCCAGCTCACCGGTCAGCTCGCCGTCTCCGCCAAAAGTCATGCCCAGTGATCCAATCTTACAGCCTACGAACCGCTGATAGACATTTACAGCCAAATCCGTGAAAGCTTCTTCCAGGCTGAAACTCGGCATGACAGATGCCACTTTGAATTCATGGACAAAAGGATCCGCGCCGGTGCTGGTCGGATCTCCGAACATGGCGGTGAGCCAGTAGGGCATGGCGCCAGAGTCCAGCGGGATTACAATAGGCCCGTTCACGTCCTGATTGCCGGCAAACGGCGCCACTGTGTTCCGGGTTCCGGTGAGGGTGGCCGGCGAGTTCCGGGCTTTGACTCCGGTAATGCCGCAGGTGTTCATGGGCAGAACAAATCCCGTGGTGGAAACCGTGCCAAAAGCCACGTTTTCATACCCTAACAATATTTGGGTATTTACTCCGCGTTGTTGTGTCATTTTATTTCCTCGCTTTTTTATTGCCACCAAGGCACTAAGGCACTAAGAAATTTTAATAAAAAACCTTGGTGTCTTTGTGCCTTCGTGGCTATTTCTCTTTTTTTTAAGCCAGCGGATCATCACCTATGAGCATCCGTTCCCGGAACCCCACGGCCACGTCCGCCTCAAAGTTGGGAAAGCTGGTGAGTGTGTCTGTCATCCAATCAAACCCCATCACGAAATCGGACGGCTTGGCAGCCCGGATCACGGTGATAATTCGATTGATGAACTCGGTGAGCTTGCCCGTGGCCGTGAATTCCTCAACGTTGTCCTCGGCCCGGGTCTCGGTGGCAGCGTCATAGATCACGATATAAAGCCCCGCGCCGTATTCCACGATCCGGTTCTCCTCGTCCGCCGATTTCGACGGCGAATGAAACTGCACGTTCGGCGCGTCCGACTCCCCGGGCGGATCCCGCTCATCCTGGTCCAGATAGACGTTATGCTTCTGCCCGTAATTAGCCTGTGTCCAGGCGGACAGTTCCGCATCCTGCGCCACCGCAGTGACCAGGTCGTTTATCAAAGTATAAATATTCATCGTTATAGGTTCCGGGTTCACGGTTCACGGTTCACGGTTGAAGGATTAGGTTTTTTTAACCCTTGAACCTCTGAACGTTGAACCTCTGAACCTTACCGCGCCTTTGGGCGCTGGTTTCTAATAAACCGGATCTTTATGGTGTTTGCATCCAAGCCTATCACCTTCGGATACCGCCATGTCAGGCCGCCATAAACCAGGGTATCGGTCCGGTAGGTGACCGCGGCAACGTCGGAATTCAAAACCATGATCTCCAAATAATCGAACACGGAAGTTGCATCCTCTTCCGTCCCGGATCCGATCACATCGGCTTCAATATCAGCCGCGTTGTAAGTGACGGTCCGGGCGAACTCATCCGTATTGAAATGGTGTTCGCCCAGATCCGCCAATATGTCATCGCTCAATGCCATTTTTTATGTTACCAGGGTGTCATAGAACAGGCACCCTGCATCCTTGCAGGTGATCTTGGCTTCGTAACACTCTGAAGCCTCAATAACCCATTGCTTTTCCGCTGCCTCCCAGTATCTCCGGACACTTCGGAAAACATCCGAACTTAAGATATTGGCATCCCCGGTCTGATTGCCTTTCCAGTTGAAAACATAACCGGAGGCCGGAATGTCAATAGCAGCGGCAGGCGGCCTGTAATACAACAGGGCTGCCCCTTTTGTGGCGTTGGTTTCCCAAAGATCCACGGCATTGAAATCATCCCCGCCATCGGCTTCCTCGGCATCGGAATAAATGGCCGTCCCGACAATCACCTCGTCCAGCTCAAACAGTTGAGCCAGTGTCGAGGTAGAAACATCAGCAGGCTTGCCTGAGGTCCCGGTGTACTTGATCCTTTCAAGTACTGCAAAGGTCTGTTTTTGTTCCTTGAATGTCTTTGCGTCCATAATCAGGACGTTGGGGTAAACCCCTATCAGCTGACGGATTACCTCTTTCTGTACCAGAATGTCGGCAATGAAAGTGTTGGTGGAACCGTCCGCATCCTTGACCCATCCCGCTGCAACGTCGTCCGAGGTTGTCCAGTTGGCTGCCGTCATGCATAATGTGGAAACTGCGACCTCCTTTGACAAAAGGATTTTATCGGTAGCAAACCTCGTGCCTGTTGCCATGGGGTTTAATACCTGGTCGGCATTGTTGATCAGTTCGATTGGTACCGGATGCCCGAAAGCCATCTCAGCGCACATATATGTATCGCTGTCCAACGGATAGCCGCCTCTGGCTGCCCTTGCTCCCGGCCCTCTGACTTTGGCCTCGTTCCTGAACCATGCGCCCTTTTTGAACTTATAAAAATAATCGCTCTGCTTGTTGACCGGGACGTTAGGAAATACCCTGTCAGCAATGTAATTCAGGTTCCGGTGCATGATTGCTATGTTTGAAAGTGCGGCATCTTTGTGCGCACTTTTTGGTGTCGGTAGCATATTTTATGCCCTCCTTTTTATTTTTTTAAACATTGTTTGCTTATGCCGGAACGCTCATCTCATGGAGACAAATTAGAACTGCCCCGATGTCGTCCTCTGCCCCTGATGCACCCACACAAAGACCACGAACGATATCGCCCTCCGTGTCTGCCGCATCTCCCTTGCCGTTGTCGGATGCCCCGACATATTCTGCCTTGACCAACACCTTAACGGCAACGGCTGCGTTCATCACAAGTTTTGAGATTCCGTCAATCTGAACAACTGCGATTTCGCCTAATACAGGCGCATTTTGCAGGATGCCGACTGAAACCTCCGTACCGTCGTCATGCATCATAACGGTGTTGTCGTCTGACTGCATCACAAATTTATACTGCATTGCAGAAAGGTCCTCACCTGCAATAAACGATATTGTATTCCCACCATATGCTGCATGTCGTGATAATCTTTAAATCGCCCTCGGAATTAAGGATCTCAACGACCCTGACCCTCTCCTGTGCGATCCCTTCCTCTCTGCCCTTTTTCTCGGCTGCAAGCTCAATTTCTGCAAGCAAATCCGGATAATCGGACATGAGTAGTTCTTTCGTAATTTCCATTGGTTCCTCCTTTGTAGTTTTTTTCTCGGTGCTGCCAAAATTAATCATATTGGAATTTTCCGAGGTCAATGCTTTATCTGTCGGCAACATCGGCAACAAATGAACATCATTCCTCTTGTCTGACATTGTAATAGCTGCCGTGTTGTCGTCGGCACCTAATGACACGAAAGACACTTCACCGACTTTTGATTTCCTCCATATTTCCATCGGCCCTGTGACTTCCTTACCATTGACCTTTGCCTTTGTTTTTTCGTCTTTTAAAACCTCAACCTCTTCAGCCCACACGCCGACTGATGCCTGCCACGGATAACCTTCTTTCGCCAATGCAAGGACTTCCTTTGCATCGTCTGTGCTTTCAGAGAATTCCCCGGATATATAAAAATGCTTTTCTTTCCATGCATCCCCGAAACCCACGACCCGGTCCCTCATGTGCTCCCTGAGAACAGGTATCTTTTCCTTAGTTTCGATTCCCTTAATATCAAGAACGATCTGCCTCCACCATGAATCGATAATGGCCCCGGTATAGGCCGTGATAAAAAACTCCGGTTTTGCCTTGCCCTTTTTTTCCAACAGTTCGGGAGCTATGTTGAGGTTCATTCCCGGCCTGCTGCTTAAACTCAAGCCTGACAGGCTCATTTTTTCCTCATCCCAAATTATATTACATTTCGCATATGCTTTCTTTGCTGTGCTGCCCTGCTCGACCTCATATGCTGTGCATCGTTTCAGGTAGTCCTGTTTGCTCTCATTTTTCTTTGGTTTCGGCATCTTCCTCATCCTCCTTTTCCTCAGCCTCCGGCTTTGAATCCTTGCTTGAACTGGCTATTATAACCCCAAGCTCAGCCGCCTTGTCCTGCTCTCTCTTTATTTGTTCAAGGACTTCCTCCCAGTCCCTGCCCTGTCCCCCCACTTCCTCTGCAAGAGTTGATAGCCCGTAATCGATCGCCTTTCTGCTTGCCTCAACCTCCTTAACGGGATCGACCCAACCCCAACCGCCGCCGATCCACTCTGCCCGGCAATATTCGTTTTTATATTTATAAAACTCAGGCATGTCTAACATGCCCCGTAAAAATCCCTCCTCCATAACCAACTCATAAACAGGCTGATTGAATTTTGCCCCAAACCATGTGCGCCATGTCTGAAACATTTTCCTTGCTTCCAGTAAGGCTGCCCTTGCGCTCGAGTAGTTTGTCTTGCTGAAATCCTTGACCAAAATCTCATAGGGCAGGCCAAGTGATATGCCTATCTGCCGCAATATTGTTTCAATAAATCCCTGAAATCCTCCTCCCGGCCTTTTCGGATCTACAACTGAAACAGCCTCGCCCGGTTCAAGGTATCCGACAAGCCCCGGTTCAAGTTCCTGATAACGTGATTTTCCATCGTCACTTTGAGTCGTTATGTTGTATGCGCTTTTATAAGACTCCTCCTTTGTGACAAACACAGCCAAACATGCCGCGACCCTTGCTGCCATAACCTCGGCCTCAATGTAATCTGATAATTCCTTGAAATAATTTATAACAGGAGCAAAATATGGGTAGCCCCTCTGCTGCCCCGGCCTCTTTGTCGGAAATATATGCAATATTTGCGGCCTGCCCTTGCTGTCAAATGCCGGATAGGGGTTTGTCTTTGTGGAATTTGCCTTGCGGATATGGTATCTTTTCGGCTCTCCCCTCTTGCCGAACTCAATTCCTGTTGCACTATTGACCGACATGAGCCGGTGCGCCTCTATTAATTCAATACATCTTTTTATCGGCCTCCATTGCTCACTTGCCATGACAGGCAAAGCCAATATTTCACCGTCCTCAACGATCTTGCGCAACGCGACAAACTGTATTTCGTCCCATGTCAAGCGGTTGCCTGAGTCTGCCGTTTTCTGCCATGTCTGCCAGAAACCCTCTGCCTGTTTCCGCAACTCCTTTGCCCTGTCCTCTGTGACCCCAAGGCTTGCTGCGCTCATGCTGGACTGAAGCCGCAAACCCCTGCCGACAATATTCTGCGACATGGTTTCCGTCGCCCCTGATGCAACCGGATCGTTTCTGTTTAAGTCTCTTGATCTGTCCCTTAATGTTTCCAGTTCCCATGTGTCAGGGGTTGCCGTGTCCATTCCTAACAGCCAATTGGCATTAGTCCTGTCCATCTCCGCACCCTTGAACTGCCTCGACATCGCCTGCCATATTCTGGATTCCATCCTGCGCTTGCCCATGCCCGGTGCGACATAAGAAATGGCCCTGTCAATCCAATTGAGCTTTAAATCCATTCCCTGATATAATGGTTTCCGCTCCATCACGACACCGCCTTAAATTTTGCCTTGACCCAAATACCGCCGGTGGCCGCATCGATCTGCTCGATCTGTTTCAATACGGACGCCTCTTCTTTTAAAAGTGAATCCAATGTCGGGCGGGAAAGGGTGTTGCCGGCTGCTGTGCCGTAAGAAATGGCCGTGCGCGCCTTGTCGATTGCCGCACGGATCGCGATAAGCCTTGTAACCAAAGTTGCTCTGGAATCATATGCCATAAAAAGAAAACCCCTATGCATAGTGGTTGCTTGTTTTGCAATCACCATATCATGGGGTTTTTTATAAAATCGTTATCCGACGAAAAAAGGGCTTAAAAAGATGAAAAAAGGGGTTAAAAAGATGTTGACAAGGGTTTTTGAGGTTCACGGTTCACGGTTCACGGTTGAAGGATTTAACCTTTTAACCTTGAACCCTGAACCTATGAACCTTCCTTAATGTACTTAGGTGTATTTTTCAAATATTTATTCCGCTGATACGCCATCCAGTTATACAAATCCACATTCAGCGCCCGCCAGGTCCTCTCCCCGTTCCGCTTCCACGCCGGCAGCGCCTCATGCTCGATCAAATACAAAATCTGCTTCGGATCTTCCTTCACAAACCCACAGATCTGCTCCGCCCCTTTCAGGCACTCGATTTTAGTCGGGGTGTTTTTCATTCTTGCAAAAGAAGTTTCCTTGTTGTTTTAAAATGCTCGCAACTTTGACACTTTTCCATATTTGATGCATCGCCAGAAAAAGAGAGGCACTCCGCCCTTGTAATTGCTTTCCCTTGATCAGGACAAACCACCATTTCCATTTCAATATCACCCGGAAGCTGCAAGTACTCCCCTTTGCTTAATAAGTTTAAAGCATGTAATCTTTTTTCGACTAAATGCGGACTATTACAGGCAATATACGCATTCAAAACAAGGCTGGCTCTTTTGTGAGTCTCTTTGTAAACTTTAAGTTTAATTTCAACCTGCTCCGTTGTAATTTTACCATTATCAAGCAGCCTGACCATCCGCCTTAACTCTTTAATCTCTTGCGCTATTAATCCCATCTTTCAACCCCCTTTCTAATCTTTTAAATGTTAAAAGTTCTCTTTTAAATTCAATCATTTCAATCGTCACATCTGCCACAGAAATATTATATTGTTTTCCCAATAACTGCTTAATATATGCTTCGGGCATTTTCTCTACTCTTTTAGCACTATATTCAGCGTTATATTTAACTGTTTTCTCTTTATTGGCCTGGCGATATTTAGCGTTATATTCAACTATTTTCTCTTTATTGGCCATACGATATTCAGTTTTTCGTTCAGCTATTTTTTCTTTATTGGTCAGGCGATATTCAGCTATTTTCTCTTTATTGGCCTGGCGATATTCAGCGTCATATTCAGCTTTTTTCTCTTTATTGGCCTGGCGATATTTAGCGTTATGTTCAACTATTTTCTCTTTATTGGCCATACGATATTCAGCGTCATATTCAGCTTTTTTCTCTTTATTGGCCTTGCGATATTTAGCTTGATATTCAGCCCTTTTCTTTTTCTTTATTTTTTTCATTCACCATTCGATGTTGGACGTTCGATGTTTTTACCCCGTGAAACCTTTCTTTTTCTGTTTCACTGGGGCGATGTTCATCTATCTTTCAGCCACCCCGGCCTTTCATAATTTCTGATCCACCCTTCACGGCCAATGCCCTTGCTCCGCACCTTGCGTCCAGCCTCTGAACCCTGAACCTTGAACCCTGAACCCTCCCCTTTGGGCCAGAACTTCACCCCCAGGACATCGTGGGCGCAAAGGTTATACACGGAAACGTCCCAGGCGTGGTTGGCCCTGGACGCCATGAGCTGCCACAGGCCCTTTTCGTCGATATATTCGGCGGTCATCTGGCGGGCCCAGTCCTCGGTTGTTTCGCTGTGATAATGCCAGGCGCCGGGATCCGCCGCCGGGACTTCTAAAATATTGGACAGATCATTTTTGTAATAATTCGTGTTGACGCGAACGAGCTTGAGCCCGCCGGGAATTGGTTTGTTCTGGCTTTTTCCGGGATAATATTCCAGATTAGTGTAGGCAAAGGGCTGGTTCATCCTCTGTTCGCCCTTGATGGGCAGGATCTTCCCCCTGTGGATCCGGCAGAAATCGTACACCTCGGACGTCCGATGGCCCATGGCATCATGGAGAACCAGGCGGACAATGTAAGGATTGCCATCGCCGTCCTCGTACCGATCCTGCCATAATACCTGGACCAGGGCGTCAAATTCGGTGACAAACCCCTCCCTGATACACCAGGACTCTTTTTCCATGCCGTAGCCCCAGGCTCGGATCTCGTAATAAAACCCGTCGTCCTGGGTATCCACCGCAGCCGTCAGACACGCCACGATCCCGCCGCCCGGCACCACGCCCCTGGGCCGGTCGTCCCGCAGCGCCAGGATCTGATCTTCCTGCCGCTCTATTTCATACACCTTCCAGGGCTCCGCGCAGTCGGAGTTCATAAAATCCTTAAGCGCAGTCTTATCTTTAAGCCCCTTCATAAAACGGCCGGCAACCTCGGAGAGCGTAACAAAATGAGACAGCCACGCCGGCAGGTGAAACCCGATCTTCAGAGGCCTGTGGGCCTGCAAATATTCCATCAACTCCAGCCCATCCTTCCCTTCATCATTCATCATTCGATATTCATCATTCGATATTCGCCCTTTACCCTTCTCCCTACCCCTCCATTCTCCATTCCTCACCGCCTCGTCCCTGGCCCCCTCGTCCCACCTTGAGCCACATGAATCGCACTCGTACCAGGCAAGTTTTTTAGCGATGACCTTCTCCGGATCCCGCTCGTCCTCGGGAAACTTGAAATGATCCTCGTCGAACACCATGACCTGCATCCCGCCGCAGGCCGGACACTCGACCCAGTAGTCGAAAATAACGGACGCTTCTGTATTGAGCGCCGTCCAGATCGGGCCTTCTTCGGTGGTGGGTGTCGAGATTTTCCAGATCTTGCGCATGGAAGAAAAGGTGCGGGTCCGCTTTTCCCCCAGGGCCATGGGCGCGGCCTCTTTTTTGCCGGCGGTCTCCGGGTATTTGTCCACCTCGTCGAAAACCACATAGGGCAAGGGTTTGTTGGCCAGGCGGGCCGCTGACCTGGCCCAGCCGGTATAAATCTCCATGTGAATAAGGTTTATCCGGTCAAAAGAGACATCGTCATCCGTGCCGGTGAGATATTCGCTCAGTTTCGGGCTGGTCTGGATCATTTCCGCGATCCGGTCCTTTGAGTTTGTCCGGGCGGTGTTCTCGTCAGGGTATATATAGAGCACCGACCCGGGCCTCCGATCCATGCAGTAACCGATACAGTTATTCACCACTTCGGTTTTCCCCACCTGGGTCGCAGCGCAAACAATGACGGTCTCGACCGATTCAAAAAAGCTCGCATCCATAATCCCGGCTAAATAGGGCGAGTTGCTGTTCCGCCACGGCCCCCGTATGGACGACCGCGTAACCACCCGATGCCGTTCCGCCCACACACTGCACCGCATGGGCTTTTTCTTCCGGAATATTTTCTTTTCCCCGGCCTTTAATTTCAGGGTGTAGTTGGACTTGTACTTGTCCATGTCCGGAAGGACGGCAGGTATCCATTTATGTTCGATCGTTATGGGCTGCTCAAATAATTGCATAAGGTTGTATAAGGTTTTTTTAATTTTCGCCACAAAGACACAAAGGCACGAAGCGTTTTTTTATAAAAATTTCCTTGGTGTCTTTGTGTCTTTGTGGCTACTTTTTTATTTGTGTTTATTCGCGTCCATTCGCGGTTAATTTTTTATTTGCACTTCAATCTCGTCCATCCGCGCAAACTCATCAAACAAACTCTCCACCTTGGCCGTCCAGAAATTCACCAGCGCCTGGGTATGCTTTAAATTTCCTTCCACCAATTGTATGGCGTCCCTGGCAAAGTTGCGGAACACATGGCTTATCCCTGCCATAAGCGCCCCGGCCTTAATGGCCTGCTCGGTCTCCACCTGGTTCCGGTCAAGCAGATTGTGCTTTAAAACATCCAACTTGATGGTCATCTCCTCCACCTGGGCCGTCAGTTTTTCCACCTCCCGCTTTTGCTTCTTTCTCATCAGATCGCTGGACTCGATATCATATGCCGCCTGGTCCGGCTTCACCAGCCCGGCCCTGGCCACATACGCCTTGACATCGCTCTCCAACACCGACCCGTCAGACTGCATCCGCAGCATCCCCGCCTTGCAGTCCTGATAAAACTTGGACTTCCCGACCTTATAACCCAGCCGCTTCAAATACCCATGCGCCTCCAGCCGATTATCAAAACCCGGCTCTTTATCCCCGGCCAAATAATCCGCCAACATCCGCGACGCCTTATCAAACGCATCCAGATTCGCCTTTGACGGATCCTTTTCCACATTCTTTTTAGCCGTCTCCTTGGCCGTCTTTAATATTCCAAGATCAGTGTCAGTCATCATTATTAAACAAGCTCATCTGTGGATCTAACCGGCAGGCTTTTTTTATATTAGCCATGCTCATTCGATAATAGGATTCCTTCAATTCAAACGCCACACACCGCCGGCCCTGTTCCACGCATACATAAGGCACGGTTCCGATGCCGCAAAATGGTTCCAAAACAATATCTCCGGGGTTTGTGTATATCTTAATACACCGGCGCACCGGCTCCAACTGAAGCGGGCACACGTGCTTTTCTTCTTGACTTTCTTTTGCGCACCGCCAGCCTTCGAGGGTATCGATTTCCAGAATGTCGCTCCAACACCCGTTGGCCCACCTGATCCAGTCTTCGGTGGTAAACCATCCGTCCGGATTGATTTCTTCATCATAAATCCCGCGCACCGGAATGCCGCCTCCTGGCTTTTTGAAAAACAATATATAATCATTCATGGCCGGCGCTAATCTCCTGGAATCTTTCTTCCCGGTAATAAACATCAGGGAATGAAGTTTAAGCCTGGTAGCTACGGCTTGAGGATTTTTTGGTATGGCTACTTCCCCGTGGGCCTGAAAACCGTGATTTTTAAACATGGTTATGACCGCGCCCCGGAAATCCCGCATACCCATGTGCCCGTGCTGAACCTTATACATGAGAAGCTGCTGGATATGGATGCACGCCACGGAGCCGGGCTTTAACACGCGATAAAACTGCTCGATTCCAAACCTGAGATGAACCGCAAACTGGCCCTCGTGCAATTCAATACCATCCTGGTTGTTGCCCATATCCTCGGTTTTGTGGGAATACGAGAACAGGGCGCCGAACGGGATGGAAGTAATCAAGCAATCACAACTCTCATCCGGGCAGTGTTCGACCATACCCGGGACACAATCCCCGAAGTGAATATTAATTTTTGAAGATTCCATTTAAAACCCCTTTGATCGCCTTTAGATAGTTTCGTTCCTGAATATTGGTGTCATAAATAAATTGATCCTGTTTTCTCATCACATTATCCCAGACAATACCCTCCAACTCAGGAATATAAGGGATATATATTTTAACGGATTCGGTCTGGCCGTACCGGTATGCACGGCGCACGGCCTGATAAAACTGCTCGAACGAATCATTAAATCCCGAAAAGATCATGGCCCCGCAGTTTTGAAAATTTAAACCAAACCCCAACAAAGACGCCTTGGAAATCAACACATCGATTTTACCTTTTCTAAAATCTTCAACAATGGCGGGTCGCTTGGCTTTTGGTGTTTTGCCGGACAGTGTGGCATATGTGAAGCCCCATGAATGCACATCCAAGATCTCGGAAATAATATCACTTTCCTCATCAAACACCGTCCACACCAATATCTGCGAGCCGTCATCCAAATCTTTCAAAATCAAATCCACCACAAAACCGGGCTTTAAACTGGGATATCGCACGGCTTTGCGTTTTTCGCCGGCATACATAAATCCTTTTGCAAGCTGGGAATATTTAGAGCGTTCGGAAATTCCCAACTTCACGGTATCGCCCTTGCCAAACAAAGACAGCTGGCCCGCGGCATCCGGCATTTTTCTAATCAAATCCCGCTGTTCTTCCGTGGGATGGATTTTATATTCTTTGATCGTGGGCTTAGGCAGGTTTTTTAAATTATCTTCAAATCCGTAATTTTTCGGGTTTTTTAAATACACACTCCATCCGGACATAAACCGGTAAAACGCGTCTTTAGCATGGTCCTTCACCTTCCAATTACCCTGTTTATCCCGGATAAAAAACGTCCATAAGATTTCCCCCTCGGATCGCAATTTTTCAAGAAAACTGCCCTGGCTGGCATATTCCATAGTATCATTCGGCGCCGGGGTTGCCGTGGTGGACAGTTTATATTCCAACCCTCTACAGGATTTAATCAACGCCCACTTAATGGTTCCGCCGCCGGTTTTTAAAATTGACGATTCATCCAACCACACGCCCGCGAGATGCTGTATCTCGGATATAATTTCCGGCTCATTGTTTCGCGGGATAAATTTAGCAGGATTGGTAATCGCAAATTGCGATTTAACCCCAACACCTGTGGCCCAAGCTTTTAATTCCTCCCGATTTTCTAATATTTTTATTTTATATTCATCACCATAAAACCGGGCCGCCTCGTCAATGGTTTGTGGAATAATATTGAGCGGTGCGATCATTAAAAACCGCCCTCCGGTTCGATGCGCCACCTGGCGGGCGAACTCCAACCCTATAGCGGTTTTCCCCAGACCCGTATCCGCCCATACCGCATATCGTTTGGCTGCCAGGGCGGTCTCTAAGATAAATTTCTGATAATCGAATAGATAATTAGATAATGCAAGCCAGCCGCGATCCACCACAACATCATCCAAACCAAAAATATGAGCAAACCGCGCCGGAGCTTTTAATTGATAAGAATCGGTTTTCCAATCATATGTTAAATTATATTCTGGGAGATTTTTAGACTGGAGAAACACCCCATAGGATTTTAAACCCCAAGAATTAAAACATATATCGATTGTATTAGTGTTATTATTAATAGATATCATATTTTCACCCGATTTTTCTAAATAAAATATTTTGATATTTCCTATCTGCTTCCGATTGATGTATTAATAACGCCGGCGCGGGTAAAATCGTCTCCTTATCACAAACAAAATACCAATCTTTTGTTATTCTTTTTATACGTAACCACCATCTACCCTGCGCATAAAGACGTTCACCAAAACACAATCCATCTAAATCAAAAACCATTTATTCACCTCTTATAGTTAATATTTTCCCCGGTAATCTTATCCGCCGGATGCGCGGAAATATAATGGAAAACATCGGCATTTAAAAACACCAGCGCAGAAATCCGCTTATAAACATTCCAGTTCTGCTGCTGCCACTTCATCGACGCGGCTATAAACGTGCGCTCCGGAGTGTTGTGGATAACCACGGGATGTTCCCGCAACAACCCGGCAAGCTCTTCAAGCGCCAAATTACCAATCTTCCCACCTTCTTTCCTCCCCACTTTCTTTTTTTCCTGTGCCACTGGTTTCACGTCGCCCACTTTTTTATTTCTATCCAAAAGCGATTGTCCGACCCGCCACCCTTCAGGAAGTCCGGCGCTGATCCACGCCCGGATATCGATTCCGGCCTGAAATGCTTCCCCCGGATCCCCGCCGTCAGGCACCGGCCAGGTCTTTGCCTGCTGAAATTCCCGTTTCCACCAAGCCATAGCTTTTACGCCGGCTGCATCATAATCCTGGGCCAGCAGAATAACCGCCGAATTCCGCAGATTTTCCATTAATTTTTTATCCGGTTTGGCCAACGACGACCCCAAAGCGATCACCGAGCTCAAATCTCCGGACTGCGCGTGGCACATTATCGCGTCAAGTTCCGATTCAACCACCAAAAACGCCCGATTATCATCACCCAAAACCATCATATCCATATTCGAACCCGGTAAAACATAATACCTCGGCTCACCATCGAGGCGACGGATCCGGATCCGGCTCACCTTATCATTCGATGTTCGATGTTGGACGTTCGATGTTCGATGTTCATCCTTTAAAAACGGTATCACCAACCCTCTCGAGACCCAGAGTTTTTTCTTAACCATCTTCCCGTTTTTATTTTCCTTCATCACAGTTGGCAGCCCCCAACTCTCCCGGGGCCGCCAAATATCCCGCCCGTCCTTATTTTTTTCCACCCATCCCGGATTCCACCCCAGCCGAAATTTCTCCACCGCATCCCGATCGATCCCCCGGTCCGCCAACCAGGCCAACTGCTCCTCATTCTCTAACAACTTCCCGTGCGCCCACTCCACCAGGGCGCCCGCCTTTTCAACCCACAAATCCGCCGGCAATTCCGACGTTTTTTTCTTTTCATTCATCATTCGATGTTGAATATTCGATGTTCGATATTCATCCCTTCCTTTCCCCGGCGGCCTGGGCGTCCTGTAATCCTCATTTTTCATCTCAATATCCAGCGCCCTACAGGCCTCCAGATAAGATTTGCCGTCAAATTCCATCAAAAACGTAACCCGATCTCCGGCCTTACCACACCCCCGACACCAGAATGATCCTGTCCCGGAATTCTGCTCAGGCCATATCCGGAACCGATCGTCTCCACCACACCCCGGACACGGAGAACACCACTCCCCCCCATGGGTGGACCCCGCTTTTTTTAAATCGATCCCTTTCGCTCTCACTAATTCCAACACATTCACATTAAAAGCCCTTTTTTCGGCACGATAATATTCCCACCATCCACAATATTATGATCGTTAAGCCGGTTTTCCTTAGCCTGTTGGATGAACCATTTCACAACCGCGTTTTTACCCTCATCCATGGTCTTTAATGCCATATCCAGATTTTTCGGAAATCCCTGCACATTAATAGCGCCGTTATTCATCACATTAATCCGGATCTGAAACAGCGGCACAGGCAACGGCGGCGTATTAGATTTTTTTTTATTACTTTTTTTACCCATTTTTCTCCTTTCAATGGTCCAACTTCTTTTTTTATTATTATATTATATACTTACATCATCCTATTTCTTATATTTGGACTATAGAGGGGTTAATGGGTATAAAAAATAAAAAACAGTTTCTATATATCGTTTTTTGACTTTAGGTACATTAGCCCCCTGATAGTCCGAAACAGGGAACACAGTATGGTATAACATACCAATAAAACTATTATATTTACCTCTGGACGATTAAAAACCATTATTCTTCATCCCAGTCGGCCAATAAACCGATGCCAAAATACCGATATGTGCCTGATTTGCTTCGTTTAAATTTTTTAACCATCATACCGCCAAACTTTTTCTGGCTCAATATCTTCCTGGAAACGTTAATTTCCCACCATTTCCGGAAGCGATCATAGAGCTCGGCTGCCGTGGTGGTTACATCCTGTCCCTCATAACAGCAATCTTTTAAAAAATGACCAAGCAGATCTTCGTTTCGCCGGTATTCTTTCGTGGCATCGATAACAACCGCCGGCGGTTCCAGCCCGATCCGCTGCCACTCCAGGCATCCGCGAACCAGCCAGGCCAGGATCCCGGGTCCCTCGTTTAATAATTTCTGTTTTAAATATTTATCCGCCGGCCGCTCGTTTTCTTTCTCCGGTTCCCTCAACACAAACGACAATTCAAACGGCACCAGGTGGACCCGCTCCCAGAACGCGAAATCATCATCCGCCACGTCGGGTTTGGAATTGGTCATTAATAATAATGTGTGTGTGGGATCAAATTCAATTTCATGTTTATCATGAGGATGCCTGCCTTTTAGGGTATCGCCGCCGGTGAGCCATTTAACCCGGGAAGTGGAAAACCGCCGGCCCTGGTCGGTCTCTGACGCAAACGCGATACGAAGGCCGCGCAGAGCCATAATGTCCGGTGACGGACCCGCCGAATTTTTAACCCGGCCCTGGTCTAAAAGCATCTCGGATTGTATAGGAGCCATATAATTTCCCAGGATTGATGAGACAGTCTCAATCACTGTGCCCTTGCCGTTCCAACCCTGGCCCCAAAAGATCGGTAAAAAATGCTCGATGGTTAATCCGGTGAGCCCATAACCAAATAAACGGCCAATATAATCCACAAGGGGCGGATGCTCCTGAAATAATGGCGATGATTTTTCCGAAGGAAATGTTTTTGTTGCCAGGGTCTGTTTTAAAAACAGCTCCCAGGTGGGTGCCGGCGTATCTATCCCGGAATAATCAAACGGGCTGGCCTTTGAAATTAGATCATCAGGACGCCCGGGGCGAAGCTCCCCGGTCCGTAAATCGATGACCCCGTTGTTACAAGCCAGCAGCCATGGATTTGTGTCCAACTCATCACCTTTAATAGCAATCTGATTTGATATATTAGTATGGGCAAACTTTAAAGTATTAGCCCGGCCCCGCTCTGATCGCAGCCGCCCCACACGCTTATAAATACTTTTTTGTGTATCCTGGAGGGTATTTAAAAGCTCTTTATCTTTATTTTTAATGGCCGTGCCGATTTTCCCCACTATCCGCGTCGACTCGGATAGATATTCCTGGGCCACCTCTTCAACCGAAGCCTTGGATTTTGCCATTATATCCCGCTCCCAGTGGTGACCCTCCCAGGACAACCATTCCTCCCAGGATTTCACATACAAAAACCTGTCCTTAAACAGCGCCGCCGCTAACATCCCGTCACCCAGTTCATTGGCATATAAGCAATCCTGCACAAACCGCGAAGTGATTTCCGGTCTCCCGGGTTCTTTCTGCTCATCCAGTTTCCGATCCAGCTCTTTTTTCCGAGCTTCCACCTTCTCCAGCATCGAATCCCGATCACCGCCACCGGCCTGATCTTTTTGACCCTCACCGCTCCCGGCGCCATGGCCATCTTCAACGCCCCCGACACCCGGGCCTTTTTTGTCCTCGCCATTCCCGGAATTATTATTTTGATCATCACTCATAAATTTATAGTTGGAAGCGGGGCCGGGAATTGAACCCGAAAGACCGGGGATATGAGCCCCGACTGGTTACCTAACCTCCCCGCATC